GTACAAGAACTGGGAGCAAGCGCACGGACGGATTGATAGGCTAAATAGCCCATTTTTGGATCTGTTTTATTACACACTACGCTCAAAAGCGGGTATAGATTTAGCTATTGGCAGAGCACTGAAATCGAAGAGGAATTTCAATATATCCTCTGAAATCCCCTTTTAAGAGTATCTATTTTCAAAAATGGGCAGAGGCTTTTCTCCTGCAAAGGCCGACTTTTTAGGCGTTTTATGCCCGGACAAATACAGGTCAAAAGACTATCCCCACGCGGGAGACTTAATAAGTATATATCTTTAGATACTAACTACGTTTTTTATAGAAAGTTCTTTCCTCAAGTTTTTTTGGGCAAAATGACCACAAAGGAGAAGAGATCAAAACCGTCCACAAGGCAGCGCTTTGCCCAAGGCCGTATAAAAGATTGGGAGCTTTCATGCTCGAAGTATGGAAAACAATTGATGATTTCCCAGAATACGCTGTTAGTGACCATGGAAGAGTTCGTTCTAACAAGTCTGGGAGAATCTTATCATTAAACGACAACCAATTCGGTGTTGTTCAAGTGGGACTGATGAGAGATGGCGTTCAATATCATCGCTCAGTGCCTCTATTGGTCGCCAAAGCCTTTCTAACGCAACCTCACGAGGCATTCGACACACCTATCAATCTAGACGGTAATAGACGTAACAATCGCGTAGAGAACCTTACATGGCGTCCTAGGTGGTTTGCTATCCGATACAATCAACAGTTTCGTCATTATTATCCGAATCCGATTCGTGCAAAAATCATCGATCTCGAGACTAGAGAAATCAGCGAGAGCTCCTTCGAGTGTGCTTGCCGCTATGGACTTCTCGAGCGGGACCTCGTTCTTTCTATTTTGAATCGTACCTACGTGTGGCCCACTTATCAAAAGTTCGGCATTCTAGAATAGGAGACTGAGATGGCTAATGAAACGGTGAGACCGTATAGAGATCCTGTCCCTGGTCGTGGATCGATCGAACTTCGTCGTACAGCAGCGGGCGTATATTCGTGGGTGATCACAATCTGGACTGACGCAATCGTGACAGATGCTCACCTTATCGGCATGGTGGATTCAGTAGAGCGTGTAGACAAGGAATTGCACGCGAGATATCCTGCTTCGGGGGACGAATAATCAAAATAGATATTATTTAGCATTCAAATCGCAGAATATAATAGAGGAGATAAGGATACCTCTCCTCATTTTTTTCATTTATTTATTCGCGAAGCATGAAAGGAGGGGCATGGCTGGTAAAATCAATCTGTTACCTGAAAGTTTAGACCTTAGCTTGTATGCCGGTGATGGGGTCAGCTTTCGTATGATCATTACTAATGGGAGCTCTGCTCCTCTTGATGTTTCTGGATCGGTAAAAGCACAGATTCGATTGAAGAGACTTGATCCAGATCCACCAATTGCTGAATTTACAGTAAGTATGGTGGATGCCTATCAAGGAATCATTCGTCTTTCCCTGACCGGAGAGCAGACAGCAGATCTATCTCAACACGAGTCGGCTAACTCAGGAAAATTTGTTGGAGAATGGGATGTGCAATGGTCGCCATCACAAGCCGAACCCCGAACCCTAATGCAAGGCAAAGTGGAGTGTTCTGCTGATGTCACAAGATGAGCTAACCGTAACCATTGAGCTTCCTGATGTTGAAGTTTCTGTTGAAGAAATTCAAGATATAGAAACTTCTGTTGAGATAAACCCTGATGTTATTGTTGTGGTTGCCGGTAACCTCGGTCCTCCAGGTATACAAGGCCCACCCGGTGTGGGTACGTTTCGAACTGGACGTACATGGGCGATTGCTGGAGATCTTTCTCAAGCTCCTGCAGTAATTCCTCCGATTTTTGTTCCTGAAGCGACCGGAGAAAATACAACATTAATTTCGATGCGAGCAGCATTGCTCTCTGGAACATCGGTGATGATTCAGATGCAGAAGAATGGCGCGAATATTGGTGCGCCTTTTATGGTGACAACGACTCCTGTATCGATTTCATTTTCGGAACCGATTGTTGACCTTGACATGCTTGGATGGACTCGATCTTCTCTTGTAGGTAATCCGTCCGGACTTTCGTTGACTGCCATTTTTGAACACATCGCTTAGGGAGGAAACGTGAAAGATACGATGAAGATCGAAGACAAGCTCGAGTTCTCATTTGACCGCGGATTGCCAGTAGAGGAGATTCTACATATTCGAGGCCACGTGGAATTTGAGCTTCGTGATGCGAACGGCGAGTTGAAGGAGCGGTGGGAGCTCGACAACACGGTTACAACTGCCGGAAAGAACGGGCTTGCCGATCAGATCCTTGCGGCTCCTACTCTTGCGAAGCCGACACATATGGCGATTGGTACTGGTTCGCCTTCGGCTACTGCACTTGGTACGGAACTTGATCGTAATGCACTTGCGAACAAGACCCGATCTGGTGCAGTTATTACATTTACCGCAACTTGGGCTGCAGGAGACGGTACTGGTACGCTCACTGAGGCGGGAGTGTTCGACGCGGCTTCAGCTGGAAACATGTGGTGTTCAACCTCGTTCGCCGCCAAACCAAAGGCCGCTGGCGATACTCTCTCGGCGACCTGGACATTTACGGTCGGATAAAATCATGAATAAGCTGCGTCTCCACCGAAAAGTTTGGCTTGCCTGGGGTCGCTGGTGGGCGATGCAGCTCGCTCCTGAGTGGATGCAGTTTGGCATCCACGTGGAGTTTCGTCGCCCGCTACTCGACCTGTATATCGGGCCACTCACACTCGCGTTCGGCAACCATCCGGCACTGACCGATCCACGCACGGCACAGCGTCACTCCTGCCGCGGTCTGTTCATCGGCAGCTACCCGGACGAGGCGGTGTTTTAGATGGCGACTGCGACCGGATTTCTGTTGCCACCCTCGTTCACCAGCGACGTGCTCACGGGAACTTCCTGGTCGAACGCGATCGCATGTACCGTCGATGACGATACCGAGGTTATCGAGGCAGTCACCGCTAAGAGCACTCCGGGAACGGGATCGCTGACGACTGGCTGGTTCAAGATGAGTCAATATGGCTTCGACTCATTGCTCCCGGCGAACGCAATCATTCTCAAGGTTGAGATTCAGGTACGCTCGCGGATGAACTCGGCTGGTGGTATCGGCAACCGAGAGATGGCGTGGGCGCTAAGTGGAACACGCGGAACGAACGTCCATACGTCGACGACCGAGCCGACAGTCCTCGAGACGGTCACTTACGATGTCACCTCGGAACGGACCTGGACGCGCGCTGATTTGCTTGACGCTGTCTTTCAAGTCCATTGGCGTGGTCGTAACGGAAATAACGCGACCGATCCAAGCTATCGACTCGCATTTGCGAAAGTGCAGGTCACTTGGGATCTTCCCCCCAATCCGCCACAATGGGAAGACTCGATCGACGATTTCAACAGGGCTGACGGTCCAGTCGAGAATGGCGCAGGTAGTACGATCTGGCAGCTCAACGGTTTCGACCAATTTGGTCAGCTTGCAAAGGTTATTTCAAATCAGCTTGGGCTCCTCGCTGTGCAGGTTACGCGCCTCTATACCAAAGCTATATTCGCTGGCGATTTCGACTTGATATGGGATGTCCCAGCCATTTCGTCGAGCTCGAGCTTCAATATCGCCTTCGCGATTCAGGGTGCGGGCACTTCGACCTACGATTGCTATGCGGTTGAGTTTACAGAGAGTATCCCTATTGCGCCGTATTTCCGCAAGTATGTTGATGGCGTTCAGTCCACTCCGGCCGTTATCTACTCCGCCCCGTGTGGCGTCGTCGCTGGCGATTCGGTGTGGGTCTCTAGACGTGGGACGACGATTACCGCATATCGCAAGCCCTCTGGCGGTCAGTGGACGAAGTATTTCGAGGCAGACGCACCCGATTATATTTCCGGCCCTGTTGGTCTCGTTTGGTCGGGAACCTCGATGCGCTTCGACAACTTCCGAGGCGGTCCACTCGGTCCGTCGATTCTCGCATCTGATTCGGTCACTCTCTCTGACAGTGTCTCGTGGGTCCAGACATTCGATATTCCACTCGCTGCTGCCGATTCGGTTACGCTCTCAGATGATCTAGTTCTGGCCGACTTTACACCGACTGCAATTGCCAATTGTGTAGGTTGGTTCGATGCCTCGCAACTTGGGATTGCGGATGGTGCAGCTGTTTCTGCGTGGCCAAATCTCGCTCCCGGAGGGTTTGCACTCACTCTACAAGGGGCCGCTCCTGTCGCGCGTGGTCCCGAGTTTGGAATCAACGGTCGACCGATCGTTCGCTTCGCTGGCACGACCAGCGGCTTTTACAGCCCCTCCTCGGGGGTCGGCTCGGAGTTTACGGTTGTCTACGTCGGGCGAATGTATGGGACTACGAAGGGCCGCGTGCTCGGAGCATATTACGCTGGCGGTGTTAACAACTTCCTGATTGGGTGGCATGGCGGCGACTGGGATGTTGCCTACATGGAGGGCTGGCTCGATGGATTCAGCGGCCCAAATCCGACGGGAACGACGCCGAAGCTTTACTCTGCTGACGGTACTGGTGCTTTCGCGGGTCGCCTATTTGCCAATGGCACACAGATCAGAGGGCCGAGCGGTGGCACAAGGGGATTCAATAATACGTTCGGTCTGAGCGGCGCGATCTTCAACCTTCAGGGTAGCGACGTTGACATCGCCGAGATCGCGATCTACAACCGAAAACTAACCGATCCCGAACGCCAGCAAGTTGAAGAGTTTCTGCGAGCGAAATGGTTAACGGCGGGTGCAGCGCTTACGATTACACCGGCCGATTCGGTTACGACAAGTGATTCCCCGTCGTTCGTACAAGATCAGACGCTTGTATCCGCCGACACTGTTACTCTCTCGGATATTCCTACATTAGCACAAGATTCTGTACTTAATCCGGTAGATTCTGTTACGACTAGTGATTCGAGTACGTTTGTTGCTGATCTTGGGCTCTTTACAACGGAAGATGTTGTTCTTACTGACAATGTTGTTTGGGCACAGACGTTTGCATTGCTTCTCGATGTAAGCGATTCGGTCACTGTAACAGATTTCGCGGATCTTATATTTAACTTTGTATCCGGTTTTACTGATGCCGTTGTCCTCACAGATATGTTAGAGGTCCAGGTTGGTCTATATTTCATGTCTGTAGTTGTTCTTTCGGATGAGGTAACCTGGGAACAGACAACTCCACAAGTTGTAGTTACTGTAATCTGAGCATGGTGATATATGACTGAAGGTAAATATCAAGCCAAGATCATCAGGAAACTCGAAGGAATGTTTCCTGGTTGTGTCGTTTTGAAAAACGATAGCCAGTATCGTCAAGGAATGTTGGATCTCACTCTCCTTTGGGAACTTCATTGGGCAGCACTTGAAGTTAAGATCTCAAAGGATGCGAGTACACAACCTAATCAAGATTATTACATCGAACGATTAGGAGCAATGTCTTTTGCTGCGTACATATATCCTGAAAATGAAAAGGAGGTTTTGAATGCGCTTCAACAAGCATTTAAACCTCCAAGGCGAGCACGCGTTTCTTAGTCCTAGTCAATACCATTGGATTCATTACACCCCAGATCGTCTGATTGAGCGATGGACTACAGCTCAAGCTAGCGCCTATGGTGTTGCTCAGCACGAATATGCTCATAGAGAAATCGAAGCAGGTAGACTTTCCGATTTGGTTGGTACCGTCGGATTGTATATCAATGACGCTATTCAGTACAGAATGACCTGCGAGCAAATTCTGTACTATTCTGAGAATTGTTTCGGTACTGCGGATACGATCGCCTTTCGGTATAATACTCTTCGAATTCATGATTTGAAAACTGGTGTATTCCCTGGATCTGTTCATCAACTTGAAGTGTATGCTGCATTGTTCTGTCTTGAGTATGACAAAGATCCCACCACAATCAAGATCGAACTTCGAATTTATCAGGACAATGAGGTTATGGTCTACGATGCAGATCCAGATGATATTTTGTTTATCATGAGCAAGATTCAAGAATTCGACAAAGTAATCTCCTATCGCAGATTGGAGGAACAGTCGTGATTCGTACTGAAGAAGAACATCTTGCGCATTACGGCATCCTCCGTCGTTCAGGTCGATATCCTTGGGGATCCGGTGGTACACAAAACAAGCGCAATCGGGACTATCTCGATTATGTCGAGAATCTTCGAAAAAGTGGTATGTCTGAATCTGAGATTGCCAGAGGTGTTGGTGTTACTACAACACAGCTTCGAGCTGCGAAGTCTATGGCTCTTGCTCAGCAGAGGCAGACGAAGATTCTCACAGCTCAGCGTTTGAAGGACAAGGGCTGGTCGAACGTCAAGATCGGTGAGCGTATGGGCCTTAATGAGTCTTCGGTTCGTGCTCTTCTCGAGCCCGGAGCGAAAGACAAGGCTGACGCTATCCAAACTACAGCCAACATGTTGAAGAAGGAAGTGGACAACAAGAAGTACGTCGATGTTGGTGGTAGTGTGCACCTCGCTGTGGGTGTTACTCGAACACATCTTGACACGTCTGTTGCTGCTCTGAGAGAACAGGGATACGAAGTTCACAATATCCACGTTCAGCAGATTGGCACAGGCAAGTATACGACTGTGAAAGTGTTGGCCAAGCCCGGTACTACTCTGTCCGAGATTAATTCGAATAGAGCTCAGATCAGACAGATCGATGAACGTTCTGCCGATTATGGTCGCACCTTCAATGGTGGTACCCAGACTCCTCTCTCTGTCAGCTCAAGAAGAATTGCTGTTAATTATGGGCCTGAGGGAGCCAAGGCAGATGGCGTTATCTATGTTCGCCCTGGTGTAGATGACGTTCGTCTTGGTGGTAAGCGCTATGCTCAGGTTCGTGTTGCGGTTGACGGCACACATTACTTGAAGGGCATGGCCATTTACAGAGACGATCTTCCTGATGGGACAGATCTTGTATTCAATACAAGCGCACCCAATACAGGTCGCAAGAAAGATGCAATGAAGCCGCTGTCGGATGATCCCGACTTCCCCTTCGGATCAGTTGTGAGTCAGATACATGGCAAAGATGGCAAGGTTAACTCGGCTATGAATCTGGTGAACGAAGAGGGCGATTGGGATAGATGGTCTAGAACTCTTTCGTCTCAGATGTTGTCTAAGCAGAGTCCTAAGCTCGCACAGCAACAACTGAACGTGACCCATGAACGCCGTAAGAAAGAGTTCGATGAGATCAGCTCTCTTACAAATCCGACAGTTCGTAAAGAATTGTTGTTGAAGTTTGCGGACTCAACCGATTCAGCAGCTGTGCATCTCAAAGCGGCCAGTCTACCAAGACAGGCAACCAAGGTTATTCTCCCTATCAATTCCATCAAGCCTAATGAGATCTATGCTCCTAGTATGAGAGATGGTGAACGAGTCGCACTTGTTCGGTATCCTCATGGTGGAACGTTCGAGATTCCTCAGTTGACGGTTAACAATCGCAATCGAGAAGCTCGAAGTATTCTTGGTACTGGTGCAGGACAGGCTCGACATGATGCAGTTGGTATTCATCACAGTGTAGCCAAGCGTCTATCGGGCGCCGATTTCGATGGGGATACAGTGCTTGTCATTCCCAATGGAAAGAGGCAGATCAAAAGTACCCCTGCCCTTGATGGGTTGAAGGACTTTGATCCGATGACGTACAAAGTTCCTAAAGGTTCTCCCATCCCTCGAATGACTGATGCACGTAAACAGCAGGAGATGGGTAAGGTTTCCAATCTAATCACAGACATGACCATTCATGGGGCTAGCTCAGACGAAAAGGCTCGAGCTATCCGACATTCCATGGTTGTCATTGATGCTGAGAAACATCATCTTGATTTCAGGCAGTCTGAGAAAGATAACGGTATCCCTGCATTGAAAGAGAAGTACCAGGGTAGTCCCAAAGCAGGGGCTCAGACTTTGATCAGTCGAGCAGGAGCTAAGGTATACATCCCTCAAAGAAGACCCCGCCCTCTTTCAAAGGGGGGTCCTATTGACCCGGTTACGGGAAAGAAAGTATACGAACCTACCGGCCGTAAGATCACTGATCGTAAGGGATTGACAAGAGATAAGCTACAGAAGTCTAAGCGTCTAGCTGAGGCCGATGATGCGTTCTCTCTTGTTGAACCCCCCGGTACTAGAATGGAAGCTATCTATGCGGAGCATTCCAATAGACTGAAGTCTATGGCTAATGAAGCAAGGAAAGAAGCCGTTGCTACTAAGCCTAACCCTTACTCGCCTTCAGCAAAGAAGGCGTATGCAAACGAAGTGGCTTCATTGAAAGCTAAGCTCAACGTAGCCGAAAAGAATGCACCCCGTGAAAGACAAGCCCAGCTTCTAGCAAATGCCTCCGTCTCTCAGAAGCGGCAGGCTAATCCGGGCATGGATGAAGCAACTGCTAAGAAGATCAAGCAACAGGAATTGAACACCGCCAGAGTTAGAACTGGGGCTAGGAAAGACAAGATCGTTATGACCCAGGCCGAATGGAATGCTATTCAGGCTGGTGCTGTTAGTAATCATGTATTGGAAAGAGTTCTAAAGAATAGCGATACTGATAGAGTTAAAGCCCTGGCCCTACCTAAGACTGCACCTAAGATGACTAGTGCTAAGCTAGTCCGTGCTCAGTCTATGTTGGCCTCAGGCTATACGCAGGCTGAGGTAGCTGATGCACTAGGTGTTGGTCTAACTACACTCAAGGTAGGACTCAATGAGTGAGCTAAGTATCACTGATACTAACGAACCTATTGAGTACATGCTAACAACTGTAGACAATCCATTCAATCCTTTTACTCAATTCGAAGAATGGTTTGAGTATGATGTTAGTTCTGGTTATAATACCGCCTCCTTCTTGGATAGGATAGCTAATGTTTCTGATGATCTATCACAGCCAGACCAGATGTTAGCAGTACAGAACGCAATAGACGAGATCGTGCAGGAGAACGTATCAGGTATGTGGAGAAAAGTTTCTAAAGATTCATTTGATAAATTAGTAACATGATCCATTGATCCATTCAATAACCCATTGCGCCCTAGCGTATGTAGTGAGTGGATTGATGTTGATTGCTCGGCATACCCATGCCCCACCCCATCCCCTACCCTTAGGGTGAGGATCGATTTGATAAATTAAAATGAAAAAAAATAATAAAAAATTAAAAAACAAAAAAAATACAAAAATAATAATCAAAAAATTTGAGAAAAAACTGTTACTTTGTCTAATTGTGGCATAGTTTTACGTACGTTTATTAAAAATATTTATATTTTTTAAAAATATATTAAATTGTAAAAAATTTAGTTTTTTTTGAATTTTAGAAAAGTTAAAATTAAAAATTTTATACGCAAAATTCTTTAAAGATTTTTGCGTATAAATTGTAAAATGCAATAATTGCAAAAAGTAATTCAAAAAATCATGCCTAAGCACGTTAACCGAAGCTAAATAAATTAACGGAAATTGCAAAAGAGCTGATTCTTTAAAAGAACGAAAACTACTATTTGAAGTTAATAAACCTTCGTTCTTAAATAACAACTTTTTAAAAGTAGTATCTATATTTAAATTTAAGAAATTAGGTATCGGACGAATTGTAATATATTTATACGAAGAATCTAAGTAAACTAAAGAACCCATTACAAATAAAATTTTTGAACGCAGAAAACTTTTCATAGAGTACTCTGGATTAAAATAATTAAAATAGTGTTCTTCTAGTAAATTTAGAAAAGACTTTAACTGTATAGTCGTATTTATAGAAGGATGCAATAAATTAGTAACGATCATCTTTTTACGATACAAAGAACCTATTAGTAAATTAGATAATTTTAAGATTTTTTTTTCTTTTAAAGATTTTATTAACATTGAACTTTACTTATAAAAATTGTTAAAAGTGGTAATTTCAAAGAAATTTTTTTCAAAATTTGAATAGAGTTT